ATTTTCAGCTAACCACATAGCGCCGTCAACGTTGTTGCCAACCATCCAGACGTTTGCAGGATAACCTCTAAGGAAGAATTTTCTTCTGTCTTCTGCAGTGAAAAATCCTTTGCCAGTGTTTTCAGCTACTCCATATATAAAGTGTGCCATAGTTTAGTCCTCCTTTTTTAAATTGTATATCATAATTATTAACTTTGTGTAAGATCTTTTACGTTTAAACTTGTTATATCTCCAGTAAATTCTTCTGTTACAGTTGCAGCTGGATTATTTCCACAAGCAATTGCAGCTGTGTTAGTGCCAAACCCTGCAAAATAAGTTCTACCTGTTGCTAAACTAGGTCTAGTTGAAAAAGACGTTCCATCATAACCCATGTTCAAAGTTCCTGTAGTATTACCACCAAAAGTTAATGCAGCGGTTTGAGTTCCTGATCCTTGATTAGATTTGTTAGCAGATAACATTGATCCACCTGTAGTCCACGCAGAACCATCATATTCTTGTGTGTTGGTTCCTGCTGTGGGTTGTGGGGAACCTCCTGATCCTACTGAACCACCCATTTTAAGTGCTGCTGTTTGTGTTCCTACTCCAGCGTGATTAAAAGATGTTGGATTCATAGTTCCACCTGATGTCCAAGAACTACCACCGTATTCTTCTGATACTCCTGTAATATTTGTTGGAGGAAGCTGTGGAGAATAACCACCAAATGCTAGACCTGCTGTTTGTGTTCCTGCTCCTGCTAAATATCTTCTACCTGTGCTTAAAGCACCACTAGCTGTCCATGAACTTCCATCGTAATTTTCTGTTGTTGTTTGGTAGTCGTGACCTCCAGCCATTACCGCAGCTGTTTGTGTTCCAAAACCAGTTCCAGAACCTCTTCCTGTATTTAAATTATTTTGTTCACTCCAAGTTGATCCATCATATTCTTCTGTTTCATTTTTATTTGGAGCACCTCCAAAAGCTAGCCCAGCACTTTCTGTTCCAGTTCCTGCCAAATTAGCTCTTGCTGTACCTAAAGCTCCGCTACTAGCCCATGCTGCCGCTGTAATAACATTTGCTGATTTGTTAAATTCTTCTGTTGCTGCTGTATTACTTGGTGTTTCTCCACCAAAAGCTAACGCTGAAGTGTTACTTCCATTTACACTACCACTTAAATTAGTTCTAGCAGTAGCTAAAGTTGCAGAAGTTGAAAAAGTGCTACCATCATAACTTTCAGAAGTGTCTAATCTAGGTGGTGAATTACCTGCAAAAACTAAAGCTGCAGTGTTAGGTCCAGAGGCTGCGTGGGCTTGTCTACCGACATTCATAGTTGCACCTGAAGTCCAGTTTGTTCCATCATACGCTGCACTAGTGGTTAAACTAGTACCAGATGGTCCAGTTCTTCCTCCAGTTGCTAGAGCCGCTGTTTGTGGGCCTGTCGCAGGCATATAAAATCTTTCAGCTGGATGCGCATTAACAGTAGTCCAAGATGAACCATCATATTCTTCAACTGCAGTTGTTGCAGGGGGTGTACCACCCACTGATCCAGTAACACATAAACCTGCAGTTTGAGTTCCAGTTCCTTGAATCCATCCTCTTGCTGTATTTAAATTATTTTGTTCAGACCATGAAGTCCCATTATATTCTTCTGTTTCATTTTTTCTATTTGGAGAAACATAACCTCCAAAAGCTAAACCTGCAGTTGATGGACCTCCACCAGCCATAAGATATCTAGCGGTTCCTAAACTTCCACCAGCAGCCCAACCTGATCCGTTATATTCTTCCGTGTTTCCTACTATGGTTGTAGAGTAACCTCCCGCCATTAAACCATCTGTTTGTGTTCCACTTCCTGTAGCGTCATCTCTTGCTGTAGTTAAAGATCCACCACTTGACCACGCTTCTAACGAAACAACAGATCTAAATTTATTATCTGTTGAGTTAAACCAGATTTGTCCCTCAGCCGCATCATCCGTTGGATTAGTTGTGACTGTTTTAACTGCTTTACCGTGTAATTTTCTATATGTTGTCATAATTAACTTGTACTAAATGTTTTTACGTTAGCTGTTTCTGTTTCTCCAGTAAAATCTTCTGTTGCCGTTCCTCCTGTGTTATTAGAAGATCCTCCAAACATTGTTGAAGCTGATGCAGGAGCAGTAACAAATGAAGCTCCTTGTCTTCTGGCTGATGCCATAGATGGTCTTGTCGACCAGTTTGTTCCATCATAACCAAGTGTTGTACCAGATGTAGACCCTCCTAGTGTTCCACTATAAATAAGTCCATCAGTTTGTGTTCCAGACGCAGCGTGATTTTTAGCTGTTAAAGGAATACTAGTAACCGTTGTCCAAGAAGAACCATTGTATTCCTCAACAACAGCAACAGCTCCTGTTCCAGGTTCTCCACCCGCTACTAATGAAGCGGTAGTTGTTCCGCCTCCTCTTCCACTTTGTCTAGCTGTGTTTAAAGCAGGTATAGCTGTCCAAGAAGTTCCATTATAAGTTTCAGCGTTAGCATAATAATTAGTGCCAGGATCAGCATAACCACCAGCTGCCCAGGCAGCAGTTTGAGTTCCTGCTCCAGCCATATTAGATCTTGCTTGGTTTAAAAAATACGGAGTTGCGTTTACAGTCCAAGATGAACCATCGTATTCTTCTGTGCTACCAGTGTAACCAACAGGAGGAGAACCTACACCACCAAAAGCTAAAGCAGCCGTTTGAGTTCCCGCACCTCCAAGTGCATATCTACCTGTATTTACATCTCCACCAGCGGTCCAAGTAGAACCGTCATATTCATAAGATTCTGTTATATCATTAGGGCTACCTGGATAAGTATCGCTGTACCCAGCAAAACCTAAACCAGCAGTTTGAGTTCCACATCCTGCAGCCATGTTTGTGCCTTGTGGCATAGTTCCTCCACTAGCCCATGCTGCTCCTGTAACTACGTTTGTTGATCTGTTAAATTCTACTGAAGTGGCATAAACTGTGCCTGATGGGTTTATAGCTGATAACCAACCAGCATCTCCAGTTGCTCCTGCAGTTATACCATAAAGACCTCCTGGAGAAGGTGCTCCTGTGGGAGGTAGAGCTGACCAAGTAGAACCATTATAAGCTTCTGATCCTGTGTAGCTTGAATCATTATTCTGTGTTACAGCGTTTGTTTGTGTTCCCCATGCCGAAGCAAAACCTGTGGCTACATTTAAAGAACCTGTAGCGCTCCATGATGTGCCATCATATTCTTCGCAGTTTGTCATTGCATTTGGAGATGGGTCTATAAAACCACCAACAATTAATGCTGCTGTTCCTGTTCCAGCTCCACTTACAGTGTTAAACATTCTTGTAGTTACGTGATTTGGTCCGTTTGCAAAATTAGTTCCATCAAAAGTAATTGATTTATTAGTTCCTGAGTTTCCAGATGAACCATCTCTACCAACGGCATAGATAACACTAGATTGTGTTAATCCACAACTAGCCAAATTATTAGCTGTATATGGTAAGCTATTTGCTGATGTCCAAGATGTGCCATCATAATAATTTGCAGCACTTGTTTGACTAGGCGTAAGACCCCCAGCTGCTATTCCTGCGGTTTGTGTTCCTGCGCCCGATACTGATTGAGCTGCTGTAGGGTAATTTGTTTCTTCACTCCACCCAGTTCCATTATAATGTTCAACATTACTAATAGGGGTGCCAGGATGTTTAGTTCCACATATTTTAACACCTGCTGTTTGAGTACCAAAAGAACCTGCTAAATATGCACCTGTACCTAAACTTGGAGCACTTGACCATCCTTCATTAATAGCTAATCCTCTAATAGCTCCAGTTGTGGAGTTATACCACATCTGTCCATCAATTGAATCAGATGGATCGGATGTAACTTTTTTAATTTTTTTTCCGACTAATTCTCTATAAGTAGCCATTGATCTCCTTAATTATTCTTTAAGAGCCAACCTTGCGTACCATCTACATAAACTAAAGTATTTGCTGCTCTTTCTGTTGATACTGTTAAAGGATCTGTTGATCCTGCAATTTTTTCTGTTCCGTTTTGATCAATTGTTAGAGCATTTGAATCAAATGTTCCTGCATAATCTATAAAAGAAATTTCATCTCCTATACTTCCTGCAGGTAAGTCCATCTCTATTGCACCAGATGATGTATCAATAAAATACCCTTCACCAGCCACAGCTGTAAAACCAGAAGTTTTAACTGCTTGCCAAGAGGTTCCGCCTGATACTTCAGCAAAAGATAACTGTCCAACACCTGTTGTGCCTGAACCTGATACTGATGCTACTTTTAAAAATCTGTCTGCTGTTACGTTTCCAGTAGGAAATTTTAGCTCATAGCTCTGCCCAGAACTATGTGGGGGTGACGTAAGTTTAATCCCGTGGGAGTTAGACTCACAATTAAGCTGAATTGAACCTGGGTTTGTTGCACCTAAAACTTCTATAAGACCAGTTCCTTTAGGTCCAACTTTTAAACTTATATTAGAATCACCACCAGTTGCTTGAATAGATGGTGCATTACCTGTTGCAGCGTTTGTTATATCTAATTGGTTTACTGCGGATGAAGTTGTCTGAAATACTATTTGTTCATTTCCATTCTCATCATTAATTCCATGTGCATCATCAAATGCAATGTTGAAATCATTTGTATCTAAATCTCCACCTAATTGTGGTGATGTATCATCAACAACATCTCCACCAGTTTGAATTTCAATCATTTTAGGATCTGTTGTATCTGGATTACCAGATGCAAAAATTATAGCTGTTTTTTTCTGTGTTGCTGAAAAAGTAAATGTATCTCCCGAACCAGATGCATATTTAAATTGTACTGTATAAGCACCTGAAGTTGCATTTTTTAAAATATAAAAGTTTTGTACGTCGTTTGGAATTGTAACAATCTGATTACCTGTAATTGTACCTGTAAATTCTATCATTCTATGTGCAAGTTCTGCACCAGTTGATCCATCACTAACTGCTAAAGCAGTTGTCTGTGCACCACCAGCAATGGACTTTTGTATAAATCCACCAGCTATTTGTTCAATAAGTTGTAAATTTGTATTTGTTTTCGTACCCCAAGTTCCAGCGTTTTCACCGGTTGCTTGAAGTTCAACACCTAAAGGTGTGTATGTTGATGCCATAATTTTCTCCTATGCAGCGTCACTATAACTTGTATTTGATCCAGTTGCAACATCCGAATAAGTGTCGTTCGAACCTGTTGAAACATTACTATAAGACGTATTTGAACCGGTGTCAACATCTCCGTATGCAAAGATATTTACACCACCTATACTAAATGTTGCAGATTGTCCAGTTAATCCAACCTGCATATCAACAACAGATACTGAGCCAATACTAGCACTAAACGATTGACCAGATATACCCAGAGTCATATCGTTAGGATCTAAGACTCCTACACTAGCTGTTGAAGATAATCCTGTTAAATTAGCTACAGCACCACCTAAACCTACTATTGTACCTAAATTAAATTCTGCAGAAACACCAGATATTATTGCTGTATTGTTTGGTGCAACTGCCGTACCAATTGATGTGGACATTGAAAATCCTGTAACATCAACTTGGTTACTAGAAGATCCAACCGCAGTCCCTTGAGCAGAAGTTATTGATAAACCTGATGGTTGAACAGTATCGTTTGGTGCTATTGCAGTTCCTTGACTTGCAGTAAATGATTGACCAGTTAAACCTACAACTTGATCAGCAACTGCTACAGCTCCTAATGCAAAAGAAGCAGACACTCCAGACATTGAAACATTGGCATCTGATTCTACTGCTAATGATCCAACATTAAAAGATGATGAGACACCTGATGGTTCTACAACTGCAGAACCTATTCCAGAAGCTGCAGTGGTTGCAGCTGAGAAAGATACACCTGATACAGATACATCTGCACCTAAACCTATGTCTGCTGCAAACTCACCCCATGCGCCACGACCATAAGCATTATTACTCCAGCCTTCTATACCTAAATTTGTGTCTATTGAAAAACCTGTAACACTAATTGTTACATCGTTAAGATCATTCCACGAACCATGATTCCATGTTTGAGCACCCCAACCTGCTCCTAATTGAGTGCTTCCACCCCATTGTGATTGGTCCCAGGTTAACCGGCCCCATCCTGAAGATACCGACATGGTCGGCCTCCTATGCTAATCTGATGATTGCGCTGCTTGAATCTGCTGTTGGAAACTCTATTTTAAATGTCCCATTACTAGCTGTCTTGTCACCACCAAATGCAATTACACAAACAGCATCAGTTGTGCCTGAACCACCATCTGTTGTTGTATTATAAATTATTGCACCATTTGCAGTGAAAGAAGCAGATGAATAAGTTACATCTGAAAAGTCTGTAAAAGCTGTTGTTGAAGATAATGAAACACCTGAGTTTGTTAAAGTTGCTCCTCCTGCAGAATATGCAGATCCTGATGTATTTGTAATTTCTTCTGATGTTGAATAGTCTGTTGTTGCTGCACCTAAAGAAGCATCGCTATCAAATAACGCTATCTTGAAAGTGTGACCACCTGAAGATTCAAAACTGTGTTTACCTTGTAAAAGTTCTTGTTTAAAACTTGAACATATTGCCGATGTTATTGCCATAATTTTCTCCTACGGGTTTACTGAGTTTACCGGTATTCGAACAGTGCCATCTGTATAGTCATCTCTTCTTCGTCTACCGACTTGCTCGTTAGCAAACTTCTGTACCTCTTGTTTATATTTATTTTCATATAAAGTCAACATATCTATCGGACCTTTTAAAAATCCATATGCCTCTGAAAGACAGCAATATAAAAGCCCATTTGGAAAGTTAAGACTAATATAATTAGTATCATTATTTTCTAAAAGATCAGGCATTTTATTAAAATGTACTCTAAATCTATATGTTGTGTTTGGAACTGGAGCTACGAATATTCTTCCTGAATTAGTATCTGCTTCACCTGTAGCACCACCAAACATAGCATAATATTTAGGTTGACCTTGAGCAGCGGAGGTTCCGGTTACATCCTGATATTCTTGTAAATAAGTTAAATCTTTTTTCTCCAACCATCTGTTAGCTCCTGTAATCTCAGATCCTGCTGTATCATACACTTGTATACCTCTAATAAATACAGCTCCTGCAGGACAGTTTATAGATTCTTGTCCAGCCACAAAATTACCTAGTTGTTGTTTTCTATCTGCATCGATAGGTACATCTCTAAATATTCTATACTGTGCGTTTAAAATAATATTTTCTAAAACAGCATCTGTTAAAACATTTGAGTCTGTTTCTGTATAACTTCTAATTTGTGTTTTTAATCCTGATGCACTTAATCCTGCCATTATCGTTCTCCTATTGTATCAGTATCATCTTCATCACATTTACATCGTTTAATACCAAATAATTTACAAATAATATTTTTTAATTTTTCTATCATGGTGTTATTGTAACTGGTCCTGCGGACACAGTTGGTCCTCCTGACTCTTCTGTTATACTAGGAGTTGCCCCTAGTGTAAATGTATATTTATCTGTTGTAGTCACCGTTATACTAAATCCTGATGAGTTTTCATATGTTGTAAAAGCTACACCTCCAGGGCTACCTTGAACATTTCTAAATCTCACTGTATCTCCTGAAGTTCTTCCATGATTAGGTTCTGTTACTGTAATAGTTTGTGAAGATGCAGTTATAGAAAAAGGATTATTACCTAACATAGCAGCAACAGCTGGTTCTGTTCTTCCTGGTCTTACGTGTCTTAAAGATATAGAATCACCATTCATAGGTTTTGGTTCTAATTGTGGTTGCTTTGGTTCAAACTCTGACACATGTACAAAAGCACCATTCCATTCTCTAACCATTTCTTTATATGGAAACTCCATGCCAGATCTATCTGATATTGCTTTTGCGTATTTACCTGTTGCGTACTTTGCCATTAATCTAGATAGCCTTTCATGTAACTTAGATCTTTAGGTATTTTTTTTGCTTTTAAACCTATAAATCCTTTTTTCTTCATATCTTTTTTTGCCTCAGCAATACCTTTTCTAACAGCAGGATCTTTTTCCATGCTACCTTTAATTTTTTTTCCTGCTTCTTTAACTATTTTTCCTACTTTAACTATATTGCCTAAACTAAATTTTTTTCTCATTATGACCCCGGATAATATGCTTTAGGAGTAATGTGTGTGCTAGATGCAGAACCATCTTCTGCTAATGCTCTTGCAAACTCATCCTCGTAAACTAGTTTTGTTTGTTGAATTAATGCTGGTTGATATTTCATAGATAGATAATACGCTAATCCTGATACCATGCAAGGGACAAATCTAAATGGTACATCAGTTGCATTTGTATAATCACCTACATCT